GTCCATGCGGACGCTATCGCTCAGAATAGGGTAAGGTGATGCGGTATACGGCACCGTGATGTCAGTGTTTGCGATGGACGATGCAAACCTTATGTTCCCGGTCTGCCCGGCAAGCAACTGGTATGCGGCAACCCGTATCTGCAATGTGTCAAGGTCACTGTCATTGAATACAGGAACACGCCAGACGTATCGTAAATTGCCAGGAACGGCACCCACTGCGGTTTCTTTCAAATACGCCTGCGCCGTGTCATTGGCGTACTGCATGACAACGGTAGGGGCAAGGGAACGGGTGACGTGGTTGACGTTGCGGACAACATCAGCAGGACCGTAGGCACCCGCCGCATTGCCCTCGATGATTGGCTCTTTTGGTAGAATCTTCCCGTCTGGTATTGACTTGAATGTGTCCGGTGCTGTTTTCGCCATGCCTACGCTCCGTATACGAATGGGTCATCAGCAGACGCCCCCAAAGTTGCCCCGTTGTCAGCCAGATAGACATAGCTTTTCTGCGTTGCGTCTGCGCTGGCATATCCTGGATAGCACACAACGTCACCGGCGCCCACAAACGCAGGGTAGGGGGCTGTAAAGACGATTGTATTCGTGCTCCGTGTCACCGACTGGATAACGCCTGTGCCCTCGTTCGTGGCCTCGTCACCTGGAGTCCTGAAGTAGACGGTCATGCCGGCCTCAAACTGGTCAATGTCCTTTGCCGGGTCATCGCCTGTTATCGGGTTTGGTTGTGAGCCGTCGGTGTAGACGTTGCTCTCTACCGTGATAGTGTCTGCGGCTGGCGTGGTGGCGACTTCTGCTGTAGGCACGTAATAGGATAGGCGTAGTTTCTCGGCCTTCAGGAGTGTTAGCCTGACAGGGGAAGAGTTGCCAGAGCCAGCGTATACGTTGTCAACCGCAAGCAAAAGCATCGGCTCATTTGACCATCCTGCCGTGCCATCCTCATTCGGAACGCCATCGAGGGTCACCCTGATTTCCTCGCCAACCCTGAATGCCCATCCGCTCTTTTTGACCGTGAGCCGGACGATTGAGTATTTGTTGGCGTAGTGTGCGAGTAGTCTGGTCCCGACCTCGAGAGCGTAAACGGTCACGTCGTCAACGCCACCAATCAGACCCTTGACTTCCATCTTGACTGTCGATGCTATCCCGTTGTCAATCTGACTGTTCTGGTCATTGATTAGGACCGTGTGCGGGTGCCACTTTTCCTCAGCGTTGAGCCACATTCCACGGAACTCTAGCCGGTTCGCAATCTGCGTCACGCTCGTTTCGATGTCTGGCCAATCTACTAGAGAGATGTCATCATCACCGATTGGCCTACCGCCGATGATTGCCGGGAATTGTACCGGGTCAACCGTAATCTGGTAACCGTTTGGAGTGGTGCGTGATAGCAATGTCAGTCCCAGGACGGCGCACTCAGATGCGAACCACTCACGCAGGTTGAACGGCTCAGCAAATGCCACCGTGCGATTCACTGCCGACGCACCGAGCGTTGCACTAATGTACTCGAATCGGTCAATGTCGATGCGGTCCTCGTCCATCCCTGCGGCAACATATTCACCGATTGACGCAACGTCATAGGTGGCATTTCTCAGCCCTGTAGAGCCTGTTGACATTGCCAACTTGAGGAAGATGTCAAGAACGCTCTCGCCATCGAACGCGATGCAAGACTTGATAGTTCCGATCTCTTCAGCGGATGCGTATTCAATGTCGCCATCAACCACCTTATTGGCGTCAACACGGATCTCTTTTGCAGTCGTACCAACCTGACCACGGACAACTCCCGTTAGTTGCAAGATGCGTGGCGTGTCTGCACTGATTTCAGTGACGCCGGTGTACGATATGATCTCGCTGTGGTCACCGTTCTTGAGTATGGCGTAGCCATCGTTTGGGAATGTCTCGCCGGTTTCACTCACGTCCTCACGCACGATTATTGCAGTGGCAGTTTTGGGGATGAGCAAAAGCGGTGGCGGGTTAGTGTCGGCAAGTAGCGTGCCGAATATATATGCGCCACTGCCACCACCCCAGACAACTGTCCCGGGCTTGAAGCCTAGCCATCTGAATGCGCTTGTCGGTGAAATTGACGACCTGACCTCACCAGCATTTGCATAGTCTGTCTCAGCCACTATCGCCCACGCCCACTCGTTGAAGTCGCTATCGTATGTGTATTCTACTGCGAAATAGACGACGTTTGTTGATGCTGGATAGGTGGCGTCAAGTGAAGCCTGTATTGCGTCCATTACGTCAGCAAGAAGGTTGTTATGCTGTCCAGCTGCGACGGTTGTGCTAAGGTCAGTCCATGACGCCGCTGCGGTATCGTACAGTTCAAGTTCAACGGGTGCCGCTTCTGCTAGATATACTTTACCGTTGGCCCATTCGTCCCACGGAACATCGCTATCACCTGTAGTCCAAACAAGTTTTCCCCGGCCCTGGAATCCGCCAATCTCTGTGTTGGCACTCTGGTCGATGCTGATGCAGGCCATTGACCATGACGCCCAATCCTGATTAGGCGTGAGTCCGGTTATCGTCCCTGACCATATGGCACGCTGGTCATTGCCATCGAAGGCGGTGTCTAGTGGTTGCCCGTTTGCGTTGCATATCCCCATGTGCAGGGTAACCTTGCGGCCCTCCCATCGCTCTGGGTTGGTGCTGACATACCGTGTCCCAAAATTGTAACGTTCGTCAACAGTGAACTTCCACTGGCTACTTCCGTACTTCGCCCGGCTTGCGTTCATTTGCAGATAGTCGCCAGTGCCATCAGTTCCGGTTGACTCGTAGCCAACTGTCTCACGCCCAGCGCATGCGTCACCGCTGGCAGGAAAGTCGCTATTGTCGGCAACGTAGAGTTTGCCAACTCCTGCGGCGCCGGTTGTCCAGTCTAGTGTCTGAGTGATGCGAGTGCGGGCAGCGGTTGCTAATCGTGTTGCGAATAGACTTCTGAGCGTTCCGCTCTTGTCATCTGGCCCGATGCGGAATGTCATTTGCGTTGGGCTGGCGGCGCCTGCTTTCCTGTTCAGCATTTGCGCTGGCGGGCTGATTCCACCAGACACGTCGAGGGCCACTATCTCAGAACGCCCACCCGTGTAGAATACAGACGGCATTACCTGGGACGTGAAAACCTGCGGGACACCTTCAACAAACAGGGCGAACCACTTGCTTACTTGCGGATCTGTCAGTCGGTCTACAAATGCCATCTAGCCAGCCTCCACCATCTGCAACTCTACTCGCCTGTGGTACGCTGCGGGCAGGCTCAGGTAGTCGGTCAATGATACCACGGCAGAGGTATCTTGTAACGCCAAATCACGGCCTTTCTTCCAGTCGGCATTGGTCCAGTCAAACGACCCTGCTAGGGATGCGTCGAGCCACACCCTCACCGGGTATCCCTGTTGCATCCTGTCGGCGCAGACGTAGAAGTGTACTATCTCGTCATTGCCCAACATGAACCGGCACTTCTGCCCAAATCGTAGCGGGTAGGAATACCCAAACCGCTTGCTAGTGTGGTCTTGTGCGTGTCGGTGAGGCAGAATGATGAAGAAGTCAATGTCAATCGGGTTGACGAGTGTAATCTTTCCCCGTGGCGGCTCGTCACTGTCGATGCTTGTTTGGTTGGTCACGTCATCGGCGCCAAAGCCAAAATACTCTTTGACTTCCTGGTCCTGCCATGACAGGTCGTAGGCGGCAGAACAAGCGATGTTGACGCTATTGGCTGACACGGTTACAGTCCACGCACCAATGCCGCCGGCAAGTGCGTTTAGTTGGTCCTCTAGTTCCTGCGCTGCCAGGTCAAACGTCTTGTATGTCCCAGCCGTCAACGGAACAACCGTAAACGCACCTCCACCTGTTGCTCTGACTTGCAAGTGGCCGTCTGCGGTTATGCGTGCCCCAGGAGCGATGACCAACCATGACTCTATTTTACCGGCCATATCTACTCCTCTATTGCGTTTACGGATAGGGTGGACCGCCAATATAGTGCCGACCTTTCAAACCGCTTCACAAGGTCAATCTGTTCTGGCCCTGCAAAGTATCCCCGGTAGTATTCGTCTGGGTCAGTAATGTCTGGCCAGACGGTAAACTCTCTACCGTCACCGATAACTGCCAGAAAATCGAACCAGTTAGTTACCTCATCCCACGCACCAGCACCGTTACGCCGCAAGTTGACAACCAACGACCGGCGGCGCATCTTCGCACCGGCAACAGACGATGCGTCATGCGTCCCGTCGATTGTCCTGACTGCCTGCGATTGCCGTGACATATCCCATCCGACCAACTCAACACCCTGCTGTGGTGCGTCTGACAGGAACAATAGGCCGTCTGCCATTGCAAGAGCGCCGGTGTACGGTGACCCCTGAACCTGCACGACGTAGGTTGAATACCCTAGCAGGTCGCCCAATGTGGTGCCGTATGCCTCACCATCGTCATTGACCCACGTCCACGTTGTATCGCCGGCCACTATTTCCTCGCCGGTCATGTTGGTCATTGTCCCGTCGTTGGACCCGCACTGGTCTAGCACTGTCGGGTATGTGTGGTGCGGAGCATCCAGCCAGTACGATACGCAATTGCCAGAAACGGCAAGGTTTCTGTCTGGTTGCCCCGCTGCGTAAAGCGCACCAAAACTAGCCGCACTCAATACGCTGGTATCGTAAACGCCAACCCCTGCGATCTTCCCGTCATATGTGAATGTGCCCGTGTCCCACGCACCGATAATCAAATCTGCGGTGCCAGCGTGGATGGTCGTTATTGCGTCGTCACGGGCCTTGTTCAGGCCGGCGCCGGTTATTTCAGAACCGTCCACAAATAGCTTCAGCGTACCACCGTCAAACGTGAATCCGACGTGGTGCCATGCGCCAGCCGTTAGAAGGTTTGATGTGGTGCTATACTCCTTGTATTGGGTTGATAGCAGGCCATCCTGAGAGACTCGCACGACAAACAGTTTTGGCGATGCTCCAAATGCGTACATCGTCCATGACCTGTCGTCTGAGCCACTAAACTTGTAGCGTGCGACGATGTTGTCCCACGAACCACCGCCAGCGTCGACGTAAACCCACGCCGCAACTGATAGTTTGTCAGTGATCCGCAGAGAGGCGTCATTCCCACAGTTGACGTGCTGTGTCAACCCATCAAAGTCAAGTGCCTTGACCGTCGGCCTCCACTCAAACGCAAACCTATCTGCCCCGTCGTTGGTTATCGTGGTTTTCATGGTTGATTGGCTAATGGAGCTGGCCCATGTGCTTGATGTCTCAGCGTTCAGCCTATCGGTTAGTGTGTTTAGCAGGTCCGTCCTGCTGCTGTATTCGACACCATCAAGCTCAGTGTCGAAATATACTGCGTTAGCGCCCTGACGTACCCAAACGGCATTGCTCCCGAGCAACCCGCTAGACTCAATTCTACTGGTCATTAGAATCTCTACTGGTCATTAGAATCCCTGATGCTGGTTGCCAATCAATCGCCTATCGATTGTTGTCCCCAGCCCTGCGATACTGTTCTGGGCCTCTGTGATCTTCATTCCCATTTCCTGTTTCGTTCCCAGGAATCCGTTTAGGTTGATGACGGTCGTTGTGCTGCTCGTCCCCGTCGGCGCTTGCAGTTGTGCTGGCTGGTTTATTCCTGTCGCCTGTGAGCCATTAGCGGCGCCGCTGGCACTGCCACCGCTCTTACCTGACCCCTTGCCAGCAACAGAGAAAAACAATGTGGACGCTAGTGCGTGCTGTGCCCCGCCAACAAAGTCACCAACGGCAAAGGATGCGATTGACGCAGCGGCTTCAAATGCCCCCTTTACCGCAGCCGTGGCACGGTCATTTTTGATGATTGCACCGGCAACCCTACCACTGGCAGCAATCGCCCCTGGCATGGCCTTCTTCGCACTGTCGAACCCGAACACGATGGACTGATTGAAAGCATCTGCAATCGTGCGGGCCTCGTTCATCGCCATGCCCAGACGACCGGCAGCGTCAACACCGCTTGCGGCTAGAGCATCGAATGATGACCGTGCCGCTTCAATCTGTGCGTTGATGGCCGTTGAGTTGTCCCTAAATTGCTGGTTCATCAGCGCCAACGCCTGAGCCTCTTCAGCCCGCCTTTGTCTCTTCTGCTCAGCCATTGCACGCTCGGCTGACTGTCTCTGTCTGGCAAGTTCAAGGTCTTTGGCAAGGGCAACCTTCGCCGCCTCTAGTGATTGGCTGTCAACGAATGCGAGCTGTTCTGCCTCATGGCGCCTGGCAAGCATCCTCTCTTCGATTATCCGCTTGTCTGCCTTGAGGTTTTCACGGGACAGCATGACCCGCTCTTGTTCCTGCCTGATGAGAAGTTCCTGCTCTGCACTAGCACCTATCCTTAGTTGACGTAGTGCGTCTATCTCAGCGTCAACAGACTTACTTGCTGCACCACTAACAGATGGCTTGTTCTTAGCTCTCCTTTCTGCCTCGTCTAAAGCAAGACTAAATGTCCGTATTCCTGCAAGAGCGTCGGCAAAAAAACCATTCACCCCTGACGCCTCTGTTCCAGCCTTGAATACGGCAAACATTTGAGCGGCTGAGATGGTCCCTTTTCTGAACCCGTCGACTGACTGTTGGAGATTGCTCGGCAGGTCAAGGTTTATGTATTTTCCAACTGCGTCCGTAAGCAGTTTTTGCGCCTTCGTTTGTGCATCAGATGCGGCAGCAACTTCACGCCGCATGTCAATAAACCCATCGAGCAACTTTATCTGTTTGGTATACTCAGCGGAAAGCTCCTTCCCGGCCTGAGTTTCCGTTCCAATATCCTGGATTGCTTTGGCAATCGATGGGCGCAACATTTCTAGCGACCTACGCTGCCTTACTAGTTGGTCAACTGTGAGCCGTGAGACTGTCTCTACGCTCTGAAAGTTTTTGTGAAGCTCAGCAAGAGACTCAGATGTGCTTAGCACTTTTGGCGTTGCAAGTTGCATGGCGGCCCTTACGCTTCTCAACGATTCAGCCAGGGCACGATGTCGATCGGCGGCCTCCTGTGATGCTTTTGCCGACTCGCTTTGCGATTTGGCAAGTTCAATAGTCTCGGCAGAAGCAAACGGCATGACGTGAGTTACTTCACGCAATGCCATTACCGGGTGCCTAAGCGACCACGCCAAATTTGCAGCCTGTGCCGCAGCCCTATCGATAGACCTAACGCCAAAGTTTGCTATTGACGCAAAGCCCTCATTGAGGTCAGACTGAAAATCTGCCAGTTGCTTTTGCGCCTGCTGCATTTGCACAACGAATTTTGACGTATCTATTGCCCCGAACTTTAGCTCTGCCTCTGCAAGCAATGCGTTTACTAGTGCCTGACGTTTTGCTGTCTCGTCAAGCGCATCGACTGAAACGCCCAACTGCCTTGCGTAATCCTCCTGTGCCCCCTTTGCTGTAACAACAATGCCAAACTGCGCCGCAGTCTGTAGCCGACCAGTTCCGATGGCTGACGCAAGAGTCTTCATTACATCCGCTGCGTTCTTTCCCTGCGCCGCTGCAACCTTGAATGCTGTGTCAGACAGCACTCCCATCTGCTCTGCCTCAAGCCCCATCAACTTGAGTTGGTTGGCAAACTGCTGCATAGACGTTACGTCAAGTGTTCCCTTGAATGCGGTGTCAAGTGTCGCCAGTGTTGCAGTAGCGTTGTCGTTCAACTGCTCAAATGCAATCCCTACGTTCCTAATCTTTTCGCCTTCTGCGGCGAAATCCATCGCCCTTTTTAGCCCATATGCCGCAGCAGTCACGCCGGCAATTGCCATCCCTGCCGACACCCAACCAGACTCGATTGTTGCTGATGCACTCTTGCCCTGCTTCCCGGTTTTGGTCAGGTCGTTTTGCAGGTTGGCAAGGACACGCTTTGCCCCGCCAGCGGATGCGTTGATGAGGAGTTCAAACTTGCTCTGGTATTTACCCACGGCGCACCCTGTTCTTTGTCGATGCCCGGCGCTCTGACTCTTTGCGTGCGTCCTCTGCCTGCTCTGCCTGTAGCTTGATTATCTCGCTCTCTGCGAGGTCGATGAGAGACAATGCACGGACTGAGTAAGCGCCGGGGTATGGTGAGAGATTCCCGTTGCGTTTTGATACCGCCAGCCTGATTATCTGGTCTGTTTCCATTTGGCTGTCAATCGGTCGGTCACGCAACATCGCCAGCGGGCAACGGTCCAGCTCGTACCCTAGCAACTCAATCGGATGTTGCGCCCTCATTCCCATGTGACAACCAAACTCCCTTTGCTTGCTCTCCGTGCATGTCTCGCATGAGATGAACCGTTCTCTTATCTGCGATTCACGGAGAGCGAATATGAGTTTTTTTCCGTACCCGAGTCCCTGGTGCTGATCTTCATTACCGCCAAACCAATGGCGTTGACGTAGTCAACAGGTGCCCCGATAGCGTCAAGCCATTGCGGGTCCAGGTATCTAAGCCGCTTCCCTTCTGAAACAAACCCCGGCTGAGGCATGTCGGCAGGGGCGTCCTCAACTCCGACAACCCCAGCCAGGGCCAGGTGGAAGGTCCACGAGTCATTGTCAACTTTGCCCGTGTCCCTATCCATTGCCTGTCCGACCGTCCACGATAGTTGAGATGGAGTGAGCGGTCGAAGTGTCCACTTGATTGGCGTGCCCTTCAACGGCAACAGGTTCACGTCGAGAGTATCCGAGTATTTGTCTGCAAGGCTCTCGTACTCTTCCTGTGAATCAGGCCAGTCAATTGCCGTGTCAAGTGGGTTGATATAGGTGATTGTGTGATTCGACTTGAGTGAGTACATGGACGCCCCCATGGTGAAAGGTTTACACAAAGCTCAAAGACAGATCCTTGTCTCCGGGCACGGTATCGGTGTTTTCAAGTGTCCCCGTGTCTCCGCTGTACGCCTGCGGTTCAAACACGAGTGACCATGCCGTGAGGTTTTCACGGTCGCCAGGCTGCGGGTATTCTACCAGGCGAGCGGCACCGGCTGAGATGCAGATACCGTTCCCAGGTTCGCCCCAGTAGTAGCGGATGTCATAGTCTGTGCCCAAATCGAATGCGCTGGGAGGGTCAAACTTGTTTGCGCCAGCACCAGCGTTGTCCTTCACGTCTGACGTGTAAAGCGGGTTGAACGTGAGCCGTGGCACCCGGTTCACAAGAACAGGATCGCCGGCGCCGTTTACGTTGCACGGGTCCATCGGCTGCGCAATCTCAATCCCCAGATCCAGTTCAAACGTTGAGCAGTCAAGTTCGATTCTGTCAGTTCCATCGTAGAGCACCAGACAACCGCCCATGATTTCACGTCTGGCCGGGTAGTTGTAACTGGTAGCAGCCGGAGCACCGCCAGAGCCAGCACGCACCAGAGCATTGAACATGAATTCAATCTCTGCCCGGGCGAAGTCTCTAGGGTTTGCGGTAATCTTGTACGACGACGGGCGCCCGCCCAGCAATAGCAAGTGGTCCTCACTCGCATGGCCGGCAAGGGTCATCGCCACGGAAGATTGCTTGAATGCCGTAGTTGTGAAAACGGTAATGCCTGCGAAAAGGTCTGCGTTCGTCACGCCAACAAGCGAGTCTGTTGACAGTGGGGCACGCAAGACAACGGTGTCAGGAGTTGCAGTGGTGTTTGCGACCATGCCAAACTCAAGACCGTTTGCGGTGTAGAGGGCAACGCACTCGCCAATCGTGTAGGTGCTGGTAGGGTCTGCGCCAACGGTGATGATTTTTTTCGTAGCGTCGATGCTGGATACTTCAAGAAACGGAGTAGCCGCACCACCATCAAAGAGATGATGATTTCCAAACGCAAGGCTGGCCATTTCTGCGTCAGGGTGCAGGGCCACGGCGCCGCCTGTAGGAGTAGACGTGCTCCACCCGTGCAGGTAATGGGAGATGCTCAGCGTCGATTCTGAAGAGTGCCCAACGATACCTTCCTCACGGTACAACCCCTGAGTGAGTTGGTCAGACTCCCAATAGTTCTTGACGGCGCTAGACAGGTCAGGGCGCTCAATCAGGCGCAGGTATGTGTTAGGCGTCGGGTCTACTGCAAACGTGCTCTCCTGCTTATACAGGAGCTTTCCTAGTTGCCAAATATAGCCAGACATTAGTTGTCCTCCTTCTTCTGTGCTTTCTTAGCCTCGGACGCCCGTTCTTTCAGGCTGGCCACTTCGGCTTTCAGTTTATCGTTATCGCTCTTGTAGGATTCAAGAGCATCATGCAAAGCGGCGCAACGGGCACGCTCTGCGCTCAATTCCTGTTTGAGGTCGGCCAGTGCCTGCCCTCTCGCATCGCTCGGCATTATATTTTCCTCTGGTATTTGACCACAAACTGCATGGTCGTCAGTGCGCTGCCCTGTTCCAGGTCCATCGTGATCAGCGGACCCTCGTTGATGTCACGGAGAATCATCGTGCCGTCAGTGTCCTGTGCGGTCCCGTAGCCATCAACCTGCAACAGAGCAACAACTATCTGGTCAACGTCCTCAGATATGTCCTTGTTGGCCTGCACAATGTCACGGCCTGCGATTCGATGGACAATCAGAAAGTCAATCGTCCGGTTGATCTCCATGTCGGTTTCGGCACGCCACGGGAATGATGTATCGATGGTGTAGTCCTCACCGTACTTGACTGCAAACTTACGATGTGAGCCTGGCACCCGTGGCAATGTCTCTATGTCAACGTCGGTCAAGGCCTCAAACGGCTTGTCTGGCTTGACGGTTGGAGTTATCGCCTCGATGTTGGCAATGGTGTTCTCGATGATTTTGCTTACCACTCCCATCATTTCACCAGATTGATAGACCAGAGATTGCGGCCCTCTTCACCAACACCTTGCCGCCTGTCATCGCCAGCGTCGTACCATATGATCTTCCCGGTCCATTCCTCGACGGCACGCTTGTACTCAATCTCTCTACGGTCAACCCACTCGCCTATCTGCTCGCTGTAGGCTGGCGGGCTGTATCCTGCAAGCGCCATCTCTAGCAGGACGTGCTCGTATACTGTTCTCTCGCACTGTGACCATTGCACGATTGCGTCGGCCCATCCGTTATTGGAAGGACTGCGGGATTCCAGGTCAATCATCACCCTGTCAAACGCATCGTCTATCCGGTCCTGTAGGTCATAGTTGTCGTCAAGAAGTTGTTCCCACTGTGACATCAACTCAGGCGAATATTTCCGTAGACCTGTGTTTGTGGCAGGGTTTTTTGGAACCGTTCGCACGATGTCGAATAGGTTCTCGCCCGTGAACACTTCACCGCCTACCGTATAGGTCCACAGGCACCTGTAGTTGTGCGCCCGTGTCTCTGCGTTTGCTGCGGTGATGATGTAGGTTAGGCGTGTGCCGACGAACGTGTCTGCGGCGGTAAGCGAGAAGCCGGGAGTAGAGAGCACCGTTATCGTTTCCGCATCGGTGTCAATGCCGACAACAGATACCCACTCCTCCCGGCCCTCGCCGGTAGTAATCAGGTAATCACGCCCAACTGCCACATTGGCAACGGACGTTAGTGGAATGGTGCGTGGCGTACTTGCTGACCATCCAGCGGCTACGGTGGTGCTTACAGAGTCAATGGTTGCGTTCTCGTCTTCAACCGCAGAATCAGGGAGGTCATTCCCTTTGTTGTTTTTGACGGTGACGGTCGCAGCCGATGCCCTGCCCTCTGGAACGTCAAAGTAGACCGTTCCTGATTTACCGTATACAATCCGCTGTTTTCTCAGCATACCAGCACCTATCCCTTACGCTGATGCGCTAGAGCCATAAATCTGGCGCCAGTTGTCAAAGCCCACGCTGAAACGCATGGAGGTGTTGCCCCAGTAGTATTTGTCCTCGCCGTTGTATCCCGAGTCAAACATCGGATCTTCACGACGGTAGAATACCAGACCGTGCATGGTCGCAGCCGGGTCAATGGCGAGGAACCAGTCATTGACATCGGACAGGTAGGGAACAACCAAAGTTTCAAGGCCAACCCGGTTGGCAAAGTTGAAGTCGCTTTCCTGGGTCGAGTAGTCGCCATAGTAGGTCGAGCCTACAAACGTCTTTGCGTCGGCTTCCTTCTCAGGCGGGACAACCAGATAGCGTGCCATCTGATTGATCTGGACACGGCCCTTGCTGGTCTTGAACCGCTGCATGGCGGCACGGGCAGCATTGATTGCAGAGATGGCCAGAGCCGCAGTGGTCTTGTTGTCGGCAGTGTCGCCAGACTTCAAGGTGTGTGCATCGTTGCACAGGCTGAGGTTGTCTGGTCCGGTGTAGGTTGATCCGGTGAACGCATCACGCAGGACTCCAAATGCGGTATTGTCCATCGTGGCACGGGCGGAAATGGCATAAAGGTCAGGATAAGCAGACTTCATGTCATCTGGCAGGTCGCTCCACGTTGCGGCGGAAGCGATGAACTTTGCAACATACTCGTTGTGGGTGAAGGTCACGGTGCCATCTTCAACGTATTCACGTTCTTCGATGGCGCCCATCTCGTTGTCACGCTTCGGAATGTACGCAACGTCGGTCAGGCGCAAAGAGGTTTCGTCGCCTTTCGTGCTGCCACGGACATGAAACAGTGCCGGGAACAGCATCGGCTGGCTATTCAGGACATCAAAGAACCTATCCTGATATGCTTTATGCCCGGCGTCAAGGACGCCGGAATAATTGGATCTAAGTACGGTCATTGGTCAGTCCTCCTGTCCTACGTCAAGCCGGCAGTAATCACGTTCATGACGACCCAATTGGTGCCGTCACAAATGAAGATAGCCGCTTCATTCTGGTTTAGGGTTGCGATGGTGCCTGCGCCGTCATTCTTGACCACGAGGTTCTCTGCGTTGTCGGCAGCGTTGGCAATGAAGAACTCAAGGCCGGTGCTGTCTGCCTCGGCAGGGAGGTTCACGTCACGGTGTGCGCCGCCGGGGTCCAGCTTCTGATACTTCGCATCAGTGACAACGAGGGTCTTGTCGCCAGCCAGTGCTTCGACGTTTGCGCCGCCGCTTTCACGGGTGCGCTTGCCAAACACAACGGCCTCTTTGGAGTTAGTGGTGTCGATGGCCAGATAAGAGTTGGCGCCCTGGGTGATATCAAGAGCAACGGCTTCGTTGTCGGCCACAGATACGACCACTGCGCTGTCACCAAAAACGGACAGGATGGCAGAGCCGGAATCGTTCTGAACGTCAAACTGAGTGGCGTTGGTGTCGGTGCCGAGTTTGGCGATGATTTTGCCAGTGGCACGAGTGTTGTCGATGGTGACATCGGCTGCGCCAGCGATCAGGCTCACGCCCTGATCGTCGCCCAGTTTCAAGCCCTTAGTGTCGCTGTCGATGATGATGTCATCGGTGAGCGCAGAAAGGGAACCACCGATGATGACAGAGCCGTCGCCCTTCGCAGTGAAGAGGTCGGTGCCGTCGTCCTTCTCAACGGTAAACTCGGTGTTGGCGTCGCTGCTGCCCAACTTGAAGAGGTGTTTGCCAGTGGCACGGGTGTTATCGTAAACCACGTCGGCGGCACCGGCCACGATGCTCACTCCAGCGTCGTCGCCCAACTTGAGGCCATCGGTATCACTGTCGCAGTGGACAAAGCCACCGGACGTGATGTCACCGTCTTTGACCAGCGTGAGGACATCAATCGTCACGCCAGCGGCAGAGGTGGACTCAGCGATCTTGTCAGTCTTGAGGCCATCAGCGCCAAAGTCTGACAGGTCAGAACTGATGTTGATCATCGGGTCGAACTGGTGTTTTGCGATCTTGAAGTAGACTTTCGTGTTGGCGCCTACTGCGTTCGACTCGCCTTCCGCCTCAAGCGGGTAGTTGACAATCTGCACAACCCGCTTCAGGGTTGCGTTCTCGTTGATTTCCTGCGCCCCGGTGGTGCCTTCAATGTCGAAGTCAGACCCGAGCATGGTAATCGCAAAGGTGCCACTGCACTGACCATAGAACAACTGGTTAGGGTCATCATAGACCAGGACACGGGTGCCCTGTGCAGGGGCGGCGATTGAGTTGACAGCAAGGCCACAGAGGGCGCCGCTAGATGCGGTTGCCAATTCAATCTGGCCGCTAGAGTTCATGGTGAGCAGGTCGCCGGCGCTCCACGTCTGAGCCGCTGCGACCTCATACGCCTCAGTCTTTGGGACTTGCCCCGGCTGGAATACCGGGCTGAAGCTAATAGGTTTGTCAGGGTTGGCCATTGTAGCCTCCTATTGAGTAAGTGCTTCCCGGACAGTCATTGTCTCGGGACTGGTTTTGAGCGTGCTTTCCGCCGAGTCATTGCGGCCATTGAATTGGCCCCTGAAATCGGCGCTATCAATCTCCGTGCGACGGTTATCGGCAATGTCATTCATTGCCCGTCGTCGGTTGCGTGCTTGTTCTTGCAGGCGTTGCGGGCGCCGCAGGATAATCCCATTGAGATCCTGACAGCGCACACCGTCAACCCGTACCCATCCATCAAACTTGAGCTGGTTCACGATGATGTCCTTCTTCTGCTCTGGGATGTCGTAGGGCACGATGTAGTAAGAGTAATCAGTGCGCACACCGCCGCCCTGAAGTTTCTTGCCGGTCTTGATGCTGAAGAAGTGGCCAAAGTGATCGCTAGGCACTTCCTCGATGTCAGTGACCATCACGGGATCGAGTGAGACAATGCCATCTTCATCCATCTCAAACCCGGCAGGCAAGTTGGTTTCCACGGTAGGCTCTTCTTTCTTTTTAGGACTCATGGTGTCTCCTTATCGTTTGTACGGGTTACGGTAGATGTCGTTGTAGTTCCGCTGCGTCTCTGATGTGCGTGCGGTTCCCTGTCGGCCACCAGGCATATTCCCGCCCGGGTTTTCAATCAGGTTGTTGTCCTTCGCCCACGCCTGTACCGCCTCCATGTCTCCCAGGATGTCATCAGGGATTGCATGGGCGATAACTTCAGCGTTTCGCACGTTCAGTTGTGACAGCGTTGCTGCGGCCTGATTTCGACGTTGCAGCGTTTCAAACTCGGCAATCTTCGCCTTGTGTTGCTGCGCCATCTCTTCAGCGGCTTCTGCCCGTTTTTGTGCCCGTTCCAACTCAGAAAGCTTTGCCTCCTCGTGCTCTTGCAGCTTGCGTTGCAACTCTTCGTTCTGGCGCTGCAACTCTTGCTGCTGTTTCAAAATGCCACGCTTCGCAGACTCGATGTCTGCCTGCGTGTAGGTTTTCGCCCCGTTATCGTCCGGTGCGCTGACGGGTGCCGTATCGCTGGCCTGCGTGATTGGTGTCCCTGTGTCGGCGGGTGCGCCCGTGGTGACCGTATCGCTGGTCTGCGTTTGATCGGTAGTCATCGTGCCCCCTAGATGTTGTTTGTACTACCTATGACTGACGACCTGACAAACAGGTTCTTGCCTGTGTCAGAATCGGCTGGCAACTTGTCTAAATTCTTCCACAGCACTCGGCGCTCATACTGCCTGTGGATCATGCGCTCTTGCTTATCGTCTGCCGCCATGAACGCATGGGATGGAACGCTACCGCCACGGGGCGCACTTCCCAGACCTGCCCAGATGTTAGCGATGTCCTGGTTTCGGACCTTGCGCCGCACGGTGTCGCCCTTCTTTCTTGTTTTCGTGTCGGTGGCCTGAGTCTTAGTGACAACCTCGCCGTGAGAGCCAGAGAAGAACAGTTGGAAGCGTTCTTTGTTGGTGACTTTAGCGTTGAGGCCACCCCACATAGTGCCGCTCTTGTAGGAGTCCCTGTAGGGCTTCTTGCCTGTCTTGCTTTTCCACTTGCCATAGGAAAACCCGAGCGGGTCCGTTTTCCTTCCGCTAGGCAATACCCCTTTCAGTGTTCGTTCACGAATGCCCTGCGCTATTCTCGGCGCAAGCCATTGCAGAAAACGCTGGTCCTCAAAGTCAAGTGCTTTGAGATTCTTCAGCGCCTTCCAACTGATGTCGAACTGTAACACTATTCAGTCTCCAACCACCCGCCCCACGATGACGATACAGCCGCACCGGTTGCGGCAGATACAGCACGCACCGCCAACTCTGTCTTGCCTTCAAACTTCAGTGGAACGTCGTAGGTGTGCGTGTTTGCGGTCCCGTTCACGTCCATTGAGTCCTTGACCTGAGATACTTCCCCAAACGGCTTTGCGAACAGGAATACCGTCGTTGCCTTTGCTCCTGTTTCGCTGACGTTCCACCGGACGACGTAGTGCTCTTTTCCGTTTGGCACGGTGTACACTGCCTGTAGCGTCTGTGCGTTGCCGGTTGAAATGTACGAAACGGTGTTTGCCCCTGCGTTGTCCTTGATGCTGATGTTGCCTGCGTTGGTGCCGCCAGTCCCTGCTGCCGTCACACGGGCACGGTTGACACGAAAGAATGACCCCGTGGTGGTGGCAGTCCCGCCGCCGACCATCGTAACTTCCTCCTCCAACTCGTCATAGTTGGAGTCCAGCCCCGTGATGGTGACCTTTTGCGCCCCTGTCCCGGCTGCGGCATCTAGACCGCTGCTGCTGCTTATCTTGAGTTGCTGCGCAGAAGGAAGGTAGTAATAGGTGCCGCCCGGCTCGTGGATGTCCTCGATGGTAGCACCGATGGCACCATTGCGGCCAAACTTCCGCCAACTCTCATGGTTGGCAACCTCGCCCTCGGCAATAGAGACATAGTAAGGCTTGCTTTGGACAGTTACCCGCCCGTCGCCGTTGGTGACGAATTTGGCAAGCAACAGGGCAAGCGTAGCCTCAGTTGATGCCCCCGCAGGAAGAGCAGAACTAGATACTACGACATTGTGCCCATCAGGCAACTGTTTTGCCTCAGTAGCCGCACCTGTAGGAAGTGGGACAATACCAACGACGCCAACCTTGACATCACCATTGGTAAGGTCTACTTCGGTCCCGTTTGCGCCTGTGTGTAGTTTCGTCATCGCTACCCGCCAAAAGGCATTGCATAGACAACTTCAAACGACTTATCGCCGGTGACGCCAACGCTTGCCTGGAACCGATACCATCCCGGGGGAAGCATGGCAGGAGAGTCGCCCTGAACGTCAAGCATCGACATTCTGACAGGAGTGCCAGCAATGGTTACTTTGGTGGTGTTGCTGCCACCGATGAACACATCAACCCAATCGGTTGAAATGGCAGACGGGCCACCGGCACCCTCGTCATATGCGCCCTCGTCAACAGAGCCATAGAACGCTTGCAGGTCATAGGTTGCGGCTGCATCTGCGGCGCTCAGGCCGACACGGATTGATTTTGCGCCAGGAGGTAGATAAAATGCCGTCGAATTGGTTGCGCCATTCGTGATGGATACAGTCTTGCGTTGTGCCTTGTATTTGCTCATGCTCTATTATTCCTCCTGCCCGCCGGTGCGTTTCGTGTCGGGCGTCTGTCTCATTCCGCCTAGTTCTCTCTCTCTAATTGCCATCTCGCCCAGGTTGCGCCCGTACTTGCTCAGGGCTTCCTGCCGTGTCTTGATAGTCGGGTCCGATTCCATGATGTCATCAACCGGGCTGCGGACTCCGGTGTTGTACGCTGCCTGCCGTGCCTGAATCTGGTGGAGCGGGTCCATTGGCATATCGGACACGGCCCACTCGATTGTCAATGACAGGTTATCTGGCAGTTTGTCTCCACGGTTGTGATGATTCCAAACCGGGACCAGTTTGCGGGAAAGTTCAACTGCCTTGTATTCCCAATACTGCTCTGAATCTTCCCGCTCTTCTTGCAGGTCCATCCGGTCCATCTGCTTAGCAACCGCAGTGATGGCGTTTGAGAATGACTGACCGTCAATGGCGAAGGCGTCCGGGTGGATTCCCTCGGATGCTGCGAAAGCCTGAACGTATGACTGTGCAAACTGCACCATGCTCTCTGCGTCAAATCTGACCTGCTCAAACGTGAAGTCCTCGTTTGGCTCTAGCAGGACCGCCTTGTTCATGCCGATCGGAAGGTCAGATGGCCCAAAGTCCCGCTGCGTTTTGAGCTTCATCACGCCGCCGCTGCTCTGGGCGTTCAACAGGTAGTGCGACCAAAGCAGGTTGGTCCCTACCTGCATCGTGCGATAACTGTCGTCAGGCGGTACGATGATGCAGTCTGACGGGTCGTTCTCGTGCCAGACGATGTGAGGGTATTCGCCATACTGGTTTACGTTGTCGGCAAAGAGCGGGTTGTCCAGCTCCTTACCGTTCACGTCCAGGATGCGCATGGTCCATTCCGTTGACTCGTTGCCATCGCCAACGGTTACTTCACCGGCACTAGGTCGCTCCCAAACTGCAAAGCGCCGCTGCTCAGTTGACAACATAGTGTCTTGCGGCTGCGGCAATTCCTGCGTGATGACGAAACAGGCATCGAGGCTTGCAGGGTCGTTCTGGTCCTGCCACACGTCCACAAGGTCAGGAGTGTAAACGTCAAGGTTCATGCGACCGTTGCGCCATGCCCACACGCTAAACGCTGTCTTGCAAAGCCTGGTCATGCGGTCAAGTTCTTTGAGCCGGGTTGTCATCCTGCACTGATACTCAATCTTTTTGAGGATCTGTGCTTCCCGGCTGTCAGGCTCTACCTTCTGGTCGCCAACCATCCAGACGTATCTGGGCTGTCGGTGGAAGAGTGAAGCCTTGAGGTTGACTAGCCTGCGAAGAAACTTGAGATAGGCAGGGAACAGGGCGCCGTTGCCATTGTCGTAGGCGTTAGGAAAGTACCGCTGGAAGTAGCTATGCTGGTTGCTGTATCCTGAGTTTTCAGGAGTAAGGCTGTTGCGGCTACTCGTTGACACCACCCTATTCGTGGTGTCAAGACTACCCTCAAAGTACGGGCTGAAGATGCCGCCATAGTAGTCTACGATCTCGCCAATGTGAGCATCGTACTCGTACCTTATGCGGCGCTTTGCTTCAGTCAGTGTGTCGGCTACTGCGCTATTCGTCGTGTCTGTCCAGAGCAAGGATACCCTCCCCTTGCCCCCCTCGTTACTCTGACTGTATCAGAATGCGACACACGTTGTCAAAGTGTTTTATTTCGTGACAAGTTGCGTCGTGGGTGATATGATGCGCTTGAGTCTCACAATCCCCTCCCGTTACATCGGTGCAGGCCATCCATCGCCGCATCGGTGTGTTTTCCGCAACCAAACAAGCCAGAGTAAGTAACCGTGCTGGTTTGCGGTTTTGGTGCCGATTAGTTGCGCATGGTGGCACCTGGAGCGCAACAAAAAAACGACATGGCAAAGAAATTTTTTCGCCCTACAGCCATGCTGGTTTGCGCTACATTTGCACCATTGCAGGCAAAAAAATTTGACTGCGATAGTTGACTTGCTCGGCTGGCTGTGGTTATATGTACTTAGGCGGGCAAGGAAGCCCGGTTGAAAAAGGGAGAGCAAGATGGACAAGGCAACTGGCACCGCAACCAAATTCGAGACTGGCACCTGGGCAGTATGGGACACCATTGATACCAGAGACTATGATTTCATCGACGGTGCGTGGCGTGCAGTCGCCGGTTCTGGCGAATACCGTGAATGTGACATTTGCGGCCGTGAGCACGCTGTGTGGGTTATCGTCCGATGCAAGGAAACCAAAGAAACCGCAACGGTCGGCTGTACCTGCGCAAAGCGACAGGCAAAAGCGTTGCGCAACTTCCGGGTCTATGATCGATGTGCGAAGTCAATGCACACAAGAAAGATCGACATTCACGGATACAACATGGTCATGGCAGCACTTGAAAGAATTGAGGCATAACATCAAAGCGCCAATCCCCCGGCCTAGTAGGGGCAAGGAGGCAAGATGTGCGACATAGGGCCGCAAGAGGTGGTCGTGTTTCTGTTTGTGTTTTATCCGTGCGCTTGCATTTTGGGCATTCTGGTATTGTCATTCTTTGTTCGCCCAACCTGCGCTTGCGGGCGATTCATGGAGGCAACTGAGTCAAGGTGTGACTATTGCAATCAGGAGGAGCGCAGAATGCTGCGCAGGATAGAACGCATACAATGTGAGATAGAACAGCAACTATCGCATTGCCGGGGCTATATCCGGCAGGAGGGCAAATGAAACCAGACACAAGACGAGCAGCAAAGCGCATCATGCAGGAGCGGGGCATCACGGTGAACGAGTTGGCGCAGCGCATGGGGCTGGCACCGTCAACCGTGAGCAAGCAACTCGGCAGCAATGGCGGGATGAAGATGAAGACGCTGCAACGCCTCTGCAAGGCGCTTGAGGTGAGCATGGCAGACTTCATCGTTGAAGCTTACAGGCCAGCAAGGTTTGGCGGCTCAAATTGATGCTAGACCACTAGCCTCTCCCGCCCGGGACTGTCCTGGTAGCGGTTGATGACGTAATAGCGCCATGCGTCAATAGCGTGGTTGTGCCATGAGTTGTCGGCAAACTTGTCACGGTAGCTGAACCCGTCCCGGCTGCTCTGGTACTTGTAGTTTTCAAGGGAGAGGATGATACCCCTGCCATTGCCCCTATTGTTTGGAGAGCGGAGAAGGTCGGCAGAGAAAAGCATCCGCTTTTTCCCTGATGCACTTTGCAGGCGACGCTTGCACAGTTCAACCCCAAATGCAATGTCACGGACGTTGGTACGCCACTCGTAATGAACGGGCACCTTGCGTCCTAGCATCGTTCTGAGTTTTGCGTTGTACTGGTTGCCTGTCGGGTCGGTGAAGATCGTCTTTGGTTGCTTCGGGAACTTGCGGATGTCCTCAACGACCAACTCCCGGAATTGGTCAACGGTCGCATGGTCAAGCAGGCGCTCACCAAACACGAAGTCAACATCGCTTTCTCTGTGGTGCGCAATGTAGACGGCATGGTTGTAGACATCGCCCCAATCTATTGACACGAACAGATCCCACGCTTCTGACTTCCGGCGCAACTCTCTAGATATGTCAAACTCTACCATGTGAGTGGTGCGGCCAAACATGCGGCCAAACACAGTACCAGAGCCATCTACAACCTCGGCAAGAACCTCTTGCCTGTAGAAGTCATCGCTATACTCGTCCTTCATCCGTGCGCAGTAGCCGGCAGGAAGCAGGATATTGCTAAACGTCGGCACCTGGCTGTAGACGTACTTCTTGTTCCCTGCGGCTATCTGTTCGTGGACGTGGCGCAACATCCCATCATTGCCCCGGGGCGTCGTTGTAATCCATATCCTCGGGTCTGCAACGGCACGCATACGGCTAGTGGTGATGTCCCATATCATGTCCTGGTTCATCATCATCGATGCTTCATCGAACCACGCCCACGCATAGTCAGGGCCACGGATCTTGTCTGGGTCATCACTAGAGCGCAGCCGTACCTCTCCACCGCCTAGCACAGTCATAACCATGTCCGACTTGTGGAAGTGGTCCACAAGGCTAAACCCATTGACCCGCTTGAAAGCCTCAAGCGTTGCGGTAATCTTTGGTATGGTTGCATCCTTTAGCATTCGGTAGGTCGGTGCGACGATCAGCCCGTACTTGCCAGCAAACCTGACCATATTGCTTTCAGCCTCAACGCTGCCCCATTGCGTTTTGCCGGTCCCTACGCCCCATTGAAGCAGCTTCACCTCTGCCCTGCTCTCGTGCATCTCTTTCTGGTATGGGAGTGGCCCGCAAAATCCGGTTCGCTCGTGGATAGGGTAGACGATGCGGGCGTTGGTGGTGTGCCTATTTGTCATAACTCTATTGTGATGGCTCTATCTGCCTGTTGATTGGGAGCAACTTGACAACGCCTTCGCTATCCTCAAACCTGAAATAGCGCCGTCCATCCAACTCAATCTCTGCCAGCGGCTCAAGGTCAACGCTGCCGTCCTCATGCGGGATTGCAACTTGCGGATCCATGTCAAAGGTCACGCTGAT